ATATTTATTACCACCACTAAACTTTTGGGATACACCTGAGAAAAAACTAGATGATTGGCAACTTCAAGTTATTAATATTGTTAATGATAAACAATCATGTATTGTAAAAGCTCCTACATCAGCAGGTAAGACATGGATTGCTATGAGTACTGGTATTATTCATAAAAAGATTTTATATATTTGTCCAGCAAAACCAGTAGCATATCAAGTTGGATCACATTTTATTTATATGGGATATAAAGTTCATTATTTAGTAGATAATTTATCACATAATTCATTTGATTCTAAAACTAATATTTTTATAGGTACACCTAATGAAATTGAAAATAATTTATATAAAATTGGAACTCATTTTGATTATGCTGTATTTGATGAAATACATAATTTAAATAAATCAGATGATGGTGATATATATGAAAATTTAATTAAAATTTTAAATTGTAATTTCTTAGCATTGTCTGCCACTATTGGTAATATTGAATATTTAAAAGATATATTTAATAAAATTCATCCTTTAAAAAAAATTCATTATATTGAATATAATAAAAGATTTATTAATCATCAAAGATGGATTTATAATAATAATGATCTTGAATCTATTCATCCATTATGTTCTATTAATATTAATGATTTAAATAAAGATTTTATTAAGAATTCATTATCATTTACACCTAATGATTGTGCTAAATTATGGGAATATATTGAAGAAGTATATGAAGATCAAGATTGTGAAGATATGATTGAAAATATATCACCAGATGAATATTTTAAAGAAAATAAATTATTAACTTTAGATGATTGTTTAAATTATGAACACTTTTTAAAACAATTCCTTATTGATAATAAAAATAATAAAATGACTTTGGTAATTTTAAATAAATTAAAAGTAAATAAATGTAATAATGATACTAAAGAAAATATTATTAAGTTTCTAAGAAATTGTAATGATAAAGATATGTTTCCTATGATTATTTTTAATACTAATTCTGAAGTATGTAAAGAAATATTTTATTATATTTATGATAATCTTGCTAAATCGGAAGAATTAGAATATCCATTTCATTATAGCATTTTAGAAAAAAAACAAGAATTATATGAAAAATATTTAGAAGATCGTATTAAATTTTCTAGTAATATTAAAATATCAAAATCTTCTAAAGATCCTCAAACTGATAAGAATACACGATTAGAAAATTATGATAAGAAATCAAAAGAAAAATATATTAATGATGTATCTAATTTTTATGATTCATGTTTAAATGATATTGATAGATCTGATATAGATAAAGATATAAAACGATTGCAAAAAAATAATTTAAATAATGAATATAAAAATTTTACAAATAATCCTGATTTTTGTTATCAAGATATATTTCAAAAACATTCATCATTTTGTTTTAGTATAAATGAACCTATGTCTGCTGATACTATTAGAACTGTTCGTAGAGAAATTATGAATACAATGGGTATCAAAATACCATATGAACATCCTATATTTCAGATGCTTAAAAGAGGTATTGGATTATATATAGAAACAATGCCAGATGAATATAAATGGATTTTACAAAAATTATTATCTAATAGACAAATTGGTATCGTAATATCAGATAAAACATTATGTATGGGTATTGATTTACCAGTAAGAACATGTTGTTTAATGGAATTTAATGGTAATAATGATTTTACTAATGAAGATTATTTACAAATGAGTGGACGTGCCGGTCGTAGAGGACAAGATAATCGAGGTAATGTTATATTTTATGGTAATATTGACTATTTACCTTTAATGAAAGGATATTTACCTAATATAGTAGGATCTAATAAAAATATTAATATGAATTATAATATTTTAAATAAGATTAATTCATCTATTAAATCTGATAATATTAACAAAATATATGAATATTTTATTAATTGTGATAGACATATCATTGAAAGTGAAAATAATTTAGATAATCCAAAATTATTATGGTTTTTAAGAAAATATATAAATGCAAACGATTTTATAGATGAATTAGAAGATATAGAATGTTATTTATTTAGAAATAAAATTGATGGAGATCTATATATTTTTTCTAAATTATATAATTTAATTAAATGTAAAAATATTAATAATGAATATAAATCTAATAAAATTGATAATAATATATTGAATAAATTAGAAATATTTTATGAATTATATGAAGTAATTATTAATATCTATAATAATTTGAATAAAGATAAATTTTTATTAATTAGAAAAGAATTTAAAAATATGTATGAAAATATTAAAACTATTATTATTAAATATAATGGATTTTAATTTAAATATTAATTAAACTATATATATATATATAATAATGTATGATAATTATAATACATATCAATTAAATAATGGAAATTTAGATCCAGAATATCCTCCAAATAACCCAGTATCACCTCAACATTTACCTAATGTTCCATCAAATGGTAATTTATATAATAATACTGATACAGAAACACCTTTATTATATTCTTTAAATATTTTTTTTAGTTTAGCAATATTTACATTTACAAGTATACAATTAGCAAAGTGTTATTATAAATTAGAAAATTATATCAGAAATCAAAGACAGAATAATATTATAACACCTTTAAATAGAAATAGAAATATAAATATAAATATAAATTCTATAAATACTTTAGTAGTATGCGATGAATTACCTGATAATGTATGTTCTATATGTTTAGATGAATTTAAAGAAGATGATATATTAAAAAAATTAAATTGTGAACATATATTTCATAAAGATTGTTTAGAACCATGGTTAAATAATAATAATAGAAATTGTCCTTTATGTAGAACAGATATTATATAAAAAATTAAAATAGATATTATATAAATATTATAATAAATAACATTTTCTACATACTGCTATATAATCTCCTTCTGAACCCACTAATACTTTTTCTTTTGAATCTGATATCCTTTTTGAAAATATACCCAATGTTCCATCTTTACATCGAGAACAATATGCTTTTAATTTTACAATATCATCACATAATGAATATAATTTATGTATTTCTCCAAAGTTTTCTCTATCTGAATCACCATCTAATCCAACTACTATAACATTTTTATTTTTAATTTCAACTTGATCTACAACAAATAATAATAAATCTTTAAAGAATTGTGCTTCTTCTATTATAATATAATTTACATTATTTAAATTATTAAATTCACTTAAATTATCTATAGTCTGACATTCATATTCTTGTTTGTTATGTGTGGATATTTTATTAGAAGAATATCTGTCATCTATTTTAGGTTTTATAACTATAGGTATTTCATTAATATGTTTTAATGAATTAACAATTCTTAAAATTTCTGTAGTTTTCCCTGAATACATGCATCCTACAATTAATTTTAAAGACATTTATTTTTAATATATATATATATATAATTTGATATTCAAATTTATACATAACCTAATCCAGCTGTACCTGATAATATTCTTAATATATTATAATTAACAGCATATAATGTATATGTTTCATCTGTAGCTGTTTGTCCATTATATAAATTACAAATTAAATAAGCATTTTTAATTGCCGAAAAATTCATTGTACCACTTGGTTGGTGATCTTCTGGATGTAAAGCAAATGAATATACAGCAATTGAATTTTTTGTAGTAACTCCACCATATCCCGAATGATAATCATTAACTTGTTGTTTTGTAAAATATGTTATATCTCTCTCTGTAAATCTGTCATTTCCATTTATTTGTAAACTCCATTTACCTTTTAAAGGTTTTTCTCCATAACTTGCTTCAGAACCATTACCAGAAACCCATATCAATTCTTTTACAGGATGACTTAAAGATAATAAATTAGATTCTGTTAATTTATTATCTTTAAATATTTGTACTTGTTCAATTAAATATTCATGTGATATTTGAGAAAATCTTCTTCTTTCATCTGTATCTAAAAATATATAATCTACATACATTTTTAACTGATTTTCAACATTTTCTGTTAAAAATTTATTAAAAATAATATCAATACTTACTTCATGATATTGTAATGCTATTAAGGGTAATGCTAATCCTATATTTCTACAAAACCAAAATTGTAATGGTGTGTATATGTAATGATGTTCATTATTAAATAAATATTCTCCATAATTATTTACTTTTTTAGCATTTTCTGCAGTTGTAATAATAGTATTTCCATTAAAATTAGGTATTAATTTAGAGTTTTTTTTAAAATTTGTAAATACACCATTACCATTAAGCGGATCACCATCAGTAGAACTAGCATTATATTGTGTTCCATCGTGCCATGGTAAAAAATCATATTCATCTACACCACCTGCCATACACATTGATTGAAATTTAGTTGCTGTATGTCTATCATTATTTCCATTAGTATGTCCTATACCAACATTTTTTGCTGAATTCATAAATAAAGCATTATGAGCTGATGTAAAATTTCCATATTCATTCGGTTGTGTCAATTCAGTATAAGTTTCTAACCAATTACTAGTATGAGAATCTATTAATTGATTACCTATTGATAAATCAACTCTTTTTAAAAAATTATAACCATAATTAACTTTATTTCCTTTTTTATCCGCTTCCTCTATAAAAATAGTATTTGTAGGTATTTCTTGTTCTAAATATATTTTATGAATTAAATCACCTTTTCTTTTTATAGTTACATTACATGTTTTACTACTTTGAGGTGGATTATCAAATAATTGTTCAATTGATTCTATAGAAAAATTTGTATATCTTCTATAAACTGTTTTAAAAAATGTAATTTGTGGTTGCCCTGTTAAATATAAATCTTGAGCACCTTTCTCTTTTAATTGTAATAATCCCCCCACCATATTATATAATATTATATTAAAAAAAAATATATATAACTTGTTATTTCTTTAATATTCTTTTTAATTGTAATTTCCATGATTCAGAAGGTTCCTTAATTCTAAAATATTTATATGCTAATGTTTTTTTCCAATATTTTAAATAATCTATATCATCATCTGAATCAATTAATGGTTGTAACATATATATATATATATTATAATAGATTTTATAGACTAGCATTATAGAAAACTTTCATAAAATCATTGTATTTCCAATTATATTTAATTTCACATACATCACCCATATTATTCCTAATAAACATATTTGGGATTAAATAGATTTTACCTAATGGATTTCTTGTAATTTTACTAAGATCTTTAATAACTGATTCACTTCCAAAATAATCATGTTGAATTACTTCATTTGAATCTAAACCATGACCATATGTTGAGAAGATATAATCTTCAATTAATACTGATTGTCTATTATTAATAACAAATGTATACATTTCAGAACATTTAATTGTTTTAATAATTCCTAAATCTTTAGGATAAACCCATTTATCATTATTATTATTAAAAGTAATTATTGGATGATATGGTGTAATTTTAAGATTTTTAAGAGATACCATATTTACTCGTCCACCATTACAATTTGTGATTATTACAGAATCAATGAAACCAGTTTGATAAATTTGTTTACCATCTTTAATATCTACTGTAATTACTTCATCACCAATGTTAACATCTTCAACTTTCTTAAATGAATTATCTTCCATTCTAATACGAGACCCTCTTGCACAACATCCACCACTTGCCACATTATAACTCGCCATTGTTGCTAGTGGTTGTAATGGTGCTGGTGAACCTATCATTGCTCCGCGCATACCTGATGATCCATAAATCATTCTTTCTTCTCGTTTGGGTGGTGGCATATTATCAAAGATATCTGATACTTCATCTCTAATTGTTTCAAATAATTCTCCTGTAAAATTACTTACTCCTTTATCTTTAAAATTATTACATACTTCATTTCTATATGCTGTTGTTAGTGATCTAAGATAATGAATACCCCAACGAGTAAACCAATCTTCTTTTTCACCTTGAGATGTCATATTAAGTGCTTCTTTAACTTGACCTTCTAAATCATATAAAATATTATTAATATATTCATTATTTTTCATATCTTTATTAAATGTTATTTCTAAAATTAGATTTTCAAGTGTTGTTTTAAATCCTTCATCATTAAATTTTTTCATTTTAATACATCCATCTAACATATTATAAGTTTTATATCTATATAATTGTTCATAATATTTATCATCTGTAATATCTGTTAGTTCAGATTTAATAATATTATCACAAATATCCATTTCTACATGTGATACTTCCTTACCAATTTCAATCACTACATTCTTAATCTGTCCATACTTTAATGAATTAATCTCAAATGGAATCCATGATCCATCTGTAAATACAATCTTGGCTTTCACATATGTTGCTGCTGTTGTGAAGAAATTACTAACACCATGAATAAATACATTTCCTAATAATGAGGTATCAGGAACATATGAAAATCCATCACCACCTGATACATTTGATATATCATTGAGAATATCAGATTTAAGTGAATATCCAAATCCATAACAATTAATCATACATTTAAAATCATTTTCTTTAAAATATTTTTGAATTTCTGGACCATATCCACGATTAGGTTCACTACTCGGTAATCCATCTGTAAATAATTTAATAACTTTTAACTTATCTTTAGGTGAGTTATATTTAAGAACATCTAATGACTTTTTAATACCTTCCCACATATTAGTAGTTCCAGTAGGTCTAAGATTATCTAATTCTCTTTCAATGGTTTCTTTATTTACATCTGAACATTCACAATCTGTAAATAGAATCTTTGCTTCTGTTGAATATGTAACAATTGAAATATTATCTTTTTTATTAAGAGTTTTAAGAATTGTTTTTGCTGCTGATATTGTTAATGATAATACTGTAATACCATAACTTGTTGATGAACCATCATCTCCTTTAACAGGTGCGTCTGAACCCATTGAACCAGAAATATCTAGACAAAGTACCATATCTACTGGAGGTCTTGTCTCAGTATTAGGAACATATGTACTAACAATTAGATTATTATCTTTAATAGATGTTTTAATTTCAACTCCTTCAAGTTTTTTATGAAACTCTTTAAGATCTTCTTCTAGTAATTTAGATTTAGTTTTTAGTTGTTCTTCTGATAGTTTTTCTCTGATAGAATCAATACTTTTCTTAAGAGCAATATTTTGTTTTAAAGCACATACTGATAGTATACTACGTGTCATAGGTGATGTATTATTCTTAGACAACCATTTAATAATCGCAGATCTTTCATATGTATGACCTTCCGGTTCGGAAACTGGATCACTCATTAATTCACCTGTAATCGGACAGTAGAAATCTTCAGGAACGAATATTGTTGACATTATTTTTAACCTTATATTTACTTTTTGATTATTTATAACTTAGTTATTTATTTTTGATTATTTATAACTTATATTATTATTTTTAAATATTTATTTCAAATTTCAAATTTAAAATTTGATATTTTATCTAAAATATTATATAAGATAATATATATATATTAATGTCAACCTTAAATGAATTAATAGAAGAAATTAAAATTAAATGTCCAGAACAATCTGAAAATATAGATAATATAAAATCAACTATTCATCATAAAACTTTATCTAAAAAAATTAAATTATCTAATAAATCTCCACCAGCATCTATTCCTAAACCATTGCCTAAATCTGATCCTATTCCTAAATCTGTATCAGAACCATCATCTATTAAACAAAGTAGTAATTATGAATTAAATATTGGTGATAATGTTACTTGGAATAACGGTAAGAAAGATTTGAATGGTATAATTAAAAATATTACACCTAAAGGTAATGTAATGATATATTGTAAACCAGATGATAAAACATATAGAGTCCCTATTAATAAAGTAAATAAAAAATCTGATAAACAATCTGATAAGAAATCTGATAAACAATCTAATAAACAATCTGATAAGAAATCTGATAAGAAATCAGTTAAAAAAAATAAAAAATTAATAAATTTAAAAACAATATTTGTACCGGGATATGTATTTAATTTTCCCAGAGATAAATATAATTATACTATCATTAAACAATTATTATCAGATGAAGCTGACTCTATTGTAGTATTAGTTAATGATAATACAAATAATGAATATGTTATTAAAATTGAATCATTAGTTTCACCTTCTCCACAAGTTTATAATGAAGAATCTATTATTTATTCTATTAATAATAATAGAGATATTAAAAGTGTTAGCACATTATTAAATGATAAATCATATGTAAAAGGTGGTATCCCTAAAATAAAAGGTAGATTAATTATGTATAATCATACACCTGAAATAAAAACTCGTTTATTTATAGAAGAAAAATTAGATGAATCATTATCTCAAATAATTAAAAATAAAAAAATAGACATCCCTGAAATTAAAAAAATCGGTTATGAATATATTAAAATATTACAATATATTCATGCTAATGGATATATTCATTTAGATATAAAACCTCCTAATTTAATGATTAAAAATGAAAATGGTATAACAAAATATTATATAATTGATTTTGGTATATCTAAAAAATGGCATGGTGAAAGATATGTAAAAGATAAACCTAATACATTTTATATTATAAATAAACCTAATTCAGGCGAAGGAACATCATTATATAAATCTATTAATGCTGAACGTGCTAATCTTAAAATAAAAGGCACATTTATCAGTAGATCTGAAGATATTGAAGCAATTGGTTATATATTATTAGAAATGTTTTTAGGTGAAATACCATGGAAATCTTTAGAAAATGAATTTCCACCTCATAAAAGATTAGATGCAAAATTAAAATCTATTGAATATGTTAAAAAAATACCGGATGATAATCTTAGAAATGCTATTACTTTAATGATAACTAATTATGATAAACCTTATGATTATGAACCTGAATATAAACAATTATTAGATTTACTTAAATAAATATTATCTACTTTTAAATTTACTTTTAGATTTCTTTTTAGATTTCTTTTTTTTTGTCTTTTTAGATTTCTTTTTAAATTTCTTTTTAGATTTCTTTTTAGATTTCTTTTTATATTTTTTTGAACCATATTTTCCATTTAAAATATATAGTTTATCAAAAAAAATTTTTAATTTTTCTTTTTTATTATCTTCATCATCTAAACCATTAATATAATCTGTAATATATTCTCTACATAACATTGACATTGTTAAACCTTTATTATTCATTAAAAATTCTATTAATCTTAACATATATTCATATCTAAAATCTTCATCATAACTTAATTCTTTATATTCTTCTGTTTGTTCTATTAAATCTTCTATAACAAAATATATTGCATTATATTTTTTATCTACTATATTATGTCCAGAAAAATCTATTAAATTATTTAAATCTTTACTTGGTATATTTTTTAATTTTCCTTTTATATTATTAAATAATTCTCTACTTTGTTTTGAAGGATTTTTGTTTACAAATTTTTCTATATATTCATCTAAAATATTTTTAACTTCTTCTGACATATATATATATATATTATATTAATTAATATTAATAATTTTAATCATTTTATTTATTCTTTTTAACATATTTTCATTTTTAAATTGTATATTCCATTTATTTAATATTTCTAAAATTTCTATTTTATTTTTTATAATATATTCATTCCATTTTAATTTAATATCTTTTTTCATTTTTATATCATTAAAATCATTAAAATCTTGATCAACACTATGATCATCTATACTATATACTTTAATTCCATCTGTTATAAAATTTCTAGCACAATGATCATTTGCTCCAATAACTAATCTTAACATATAATTTTTAAATAATTCCATAAAATTTTCTTCATTTATATCATCAAAATTATAATTATTATTTTCTCCATTATAAATATATACATTTTCTTCTAATTTACTAGTTTTTAATTCTTTATTATTAAAATCATAATCTAATAATGAATCCATTTTCATCCAATTTTCTTTAAATATGTTAATAAATTCTACATTTAAATGATTAAATTCTAATACTTTTTTAATTTTTTCTGTTTTCATTATTTGTTTTCTCATATCACAAGTTATCGGACCTTTTAATACATATTTTTTATTATCTTTTTTATCTGTTACAAAATATACTGGTGGTTTTCCTTTACTAGTTATTAATTGTATCTGAACTATATTTTTATATCCTGGTATTATTTTTTCATATTTATCAATATTTTCTTTCCACATTTTATATAATATTTTTGTTTTACCATTGCCTAAATTCTTTTCATCATCTAAATATACTTTTTTACATTCTTCAGAAAATTTATCACCTTTATCACCATAAATATTTTCATTTACAACTAAACTATTATCAAAGAAAAACTTATATCCTTTAGTTCCTCCGGATACATGTTTATCCATAACCCAATTAGGTATACTATTAAATTTATTACCTTCTGGTATTTCAATATTTATATCATATTCTTGATTTAATTCAGATCTATTTTTTAATAATATATAAGATGCCCATACTAGATTATTTTTATCTGTAAAACTATATAATTTACTATATTCTTTAGTAATATATCCACGAATACTTTTATAATCATCTTTTCTAATAAATTCTGTTAATTTCATCGCTTCAATTAATTCTTCATCATCTGATTTTAGATTATTCATACTATAATGAAGTGCTAATCTAGATAACCAAGCACTATCATGTGTTTTTTTCATTCTACAACATATAAGTATATACTTAAATAAATCTTCATCTTTACATTCCATTATTTCTTTTGCTAATTTTAAATTACATATATCTTCATTTGTAACATAAACTAATCTTTTTCTTAAAGAATTAGGAGTGCCTTCTTTATATAAAATATTAGAATAATATAAAGATTCTTCTTCTAATCCTCTGCGAATACATTTCTGTATAATAGAATATAATAGACCGATACTTCCTTCACTTGTTTGTTTTCTTAAGAAAGCCATTATTTTTAAAATATAAAATTATTAATATTAATATTCAAATTTTTATATTTTATTATATAAAATGCAAGTAGATCAAGATTTAAAAGAACGTTTAAAAATTGGAGCATTATGGTTATTTCAAAGTTATAAAATAATAATGGGTAGTTTATTATTATTATTTGTTCCACAAAAATGTGAAGAATTAGTTTTATCAGATAAATCTAGTAGTAGTAATTTAAATGAATATGAATATAAGATATGTTCAGTATCTGATAATTTAAATAAAAAAGATGATTTATTTCATGATATTACATTGGGTTTTAACTTTTTATGTGTTGGATTATTTTTAATAACATATATTGTTGAATTACGCAGAGAAAATTGGTGTGTTAAAAATCTAGATATTAATCATGATTTCCCTGATAATCATTTAGATGATATTATAGATTCTAAACCTGAACTTAAAGCTGAATTATATAAAAAAAATAATAGATATTTTAAAATTACATCTATAACTAGTTCAGTATATATGATTAATTTATTATTATCATCTATTATCATTTATAATAATTATGTTGGTATTCAAGCTGTTACTAGTTATACATCATATGTTGCATTAATTTTATTAAAAATATATAATTCATTATTTATATCATATACTTCTTTAAAACAAGAAAAAGCATTATCAGGATATATTACTGAGTTCAGTTCATTTAATGTGTTTGATCAAGATTTAATTTTAAAAGATTCTAGAAAAATTTTACCTAAAGATGAAATTGAACTTAAAAATAATAAATCTAAAAAAAAAGTTTTATTTGACAATAAACCAGTTAAAAAATTAGAATTTAATGATTGTATTGATAATAATGATATTGATTTAAATGTAAATCCATAAATTTGATTAATATTTTCATAAAAATTTAAACTTAAAAATATGGAAAAATCACCTTTGAGATTCTTAGATAATGATGTTTCATATATGTTATGTGAACAAGTTAGAATTTCAAAAGAAGATAAAGCAAGACAATTTCATGAAAATAATTTTCAAAATTGTATTGATATTAATAAAGATAATCATTATTTAATATCTAAGATATTCAATGATTATATCAAACGTTGTTATGATTGTTGGTGGAATTTAGAATATGAAAGAAAATTTAATAAATTAATTAAACACAGAATATGTGTATATGAAGAAGAACTGAATGATTTTCTAGAATTAATAGAATTAAATAATGATATTATATAAATATAATTTGTAAATTTGAAATTTTTTTTAGATTAATCTAACTCAATCACAATGACAGGAAAGCATTTTAATCGCAAATTTGTTAATGAAATAATCGGAACACTAAAAAAGAATGGGTTTGAGTGTACTCCACACAAAAAAAATAAAAATAAATATAGAATTGGTAAAAATAATGGACCTTACGAAACATATCATTCAGGGGAATCTTGCTATCATCCTCTAAGACGATGGTTGAAATCTGAATATGATTTTGATTTAACAGAGTATTAATTTAAATCAATATTAATCTTTCATATAAATTATATATGGTATTAAATAAATACCTATGAATAATGTTATTATATTTGTTTTTTTTGATTTTGTGTTTAATAATGCTGATAAAATTATAGCATTTATTACTAATATTACATCACCTATAATTGCTGTTGAACCAAGATCTTTTGCATAATCTTTGAAAAAATCTAACATATTATTAGAACCTCTTGGTATATTTTTGAATAATAAATAAAACAATATATCATGTATTATACATAATCCTATACCTAATAATATAAATGTAAATAAATTAACTTTTATATTTAATTTATATACAATATATCTTAATAAAATCATTCCTAAGATTATACTAAACATATCAGCAATAATAGCAGATAATCTATATTTTTTATACCATAATTTTAATGTTTTCCCTGTAAATATTATTCCAGACATTGCTATGAATATAATTACTAGATCAACCCATAGATTTGCTGTAACAATTGGTAATAGTTCAGAATCATTCATAAAATTACTAGTAGGTTTGATTCCTATATTACTTAATACATATCCTATAACTAATGAAACAATAAGTATAAAATATTTAATCATTATATATTAGATTCACAAAAAAATAAATTTGAAATTTGTATACTCAAAAATTTAAAATAAATAACTGCTGATATTCATATCATGGTTTACACTGATCCTAAATTCAAAGCGAAGGACCGTTCCAAGAAATCATCGGCTCTATCCACCAAAAAACGGAGAGAACAATATAAAGGTCACCATAAAGACAATTACAAAAAGAAAAAATCCAACACTTCTCCTCTAGTTGAATGTTGTATCTGTTTAGGACATGTACCTAATACTTTAGATAACTCCGTTACTTGTGGAAATACTACACATTTTCTATGTGGAGAGTGTAAATTTCGTTGTAATGAAACAGGAAATACTAAGTGTCCTATGTGTCGCTCACATAATATTAAAAATCCTGTAGCACGCGATGTTGAAATAACTGTATATGAAAATGGTGATAAAATACCTAAAACAAAATATTGGTTCAAAGAAGATTCAATGGCACCTAAAGTTCGTCGTAAATTTATTCGTAATGGTGGACCTTATGAGTCTCCTTTTGGACAGAATACAAATAGAATCCGCAGAGAAATTTCTACTGGAACTGGGCGCGCTAGTGGTCGCCCAACTTTATACCTACCACGAAGACATAATAATCAAGATTGGTTATCAAATGATCAAGTAATTAATGAATATAATGGTATGGACCTTGATGATCATATATTAGATTACATTTAAATTAGTTTAATAAAATTTGAATTTAATAAAATATTTTTTTTAAAAAATATAAATATGGAGTTAAATTGTCAAATTCATCCAGATATTGAAGTATTAAACGCATATAATAAATTATATCCATGGATTCCCAATGGATCACAAATTAGACCCACTGATAAAAATATAGAAATGAAAAATATACTAATTGAAAAAATCAAAAATGAATATAATTCTATGAGAGACTATATTCTTATTTCTATATTTAATTATAAATTTTATAAAAATAAAGATAAAAAATATCAATCAATTGATAATGATATTAAATTAAATAAACTTGAAGTATGTAGATTTAAATACAATGTTAATGATTCTACATTTCATTATATTATGTGGTATACTTGTCATAAAAATGATTTAATTCCTAAAGAAATTAATAGAGATATTCATAGAAGTATATATAATATTTTAGGTACTGATAAATTTAAATATGTTTATTATGAAAATCCCAAAATGTCTGTCCCATCTATCTATCATATACATATTTTCTTTGTAAGATTATAATTTATAAATTTGAATTTTATTATTATTTTTTTTAATAATAATAATGGTACTTACACGAGCACAAAAAAAACAACAAGATAATAATATGACAAATGAAGCTGCTAAAACACTTGTTAAAATATCTAATACACCGGTTTATATTAGACAGCGTAGAAAAAAAAATGCTATTGAAGAAGACATTAATAAAGTTCGTGAAGAGTTTGTAATGACTAACCTTATAAATGATTATAATTCTATTCAAGAATCTCTTAATAAAACATTAATAGAAACTATTAAACATCTTGATCAAGTTAATATTAGAATTAATCAAATTAATCAAATTATTTCTGAACTCAATTTATCTTTTTGAATATATATGAATAAAATATTCCATCATTCAATTCTTTATCTAAATATAATATATTATGTTTTTTTATTTTATTTTTATCTTGTTCTCTTTTAAATTTTAAAATTGTTAAATATTCTATTCTATTTTTAAAAAATTCAATATTATTTAATCTAAAAATTGTCATTATTAATTTATATTTTAAAAAAAATTATTATTATTATTATTATTATTATTATTATTAATTATTTTTTGTTTTTATATATTTTATATTTTTGTATTTATTGTTTTTTCATTTGTTTGGACTTGCTGTATTTGTTCATGTATGAATTCGCCGTCTGTTTAGTCGTATCGACCTTGTTAGATTTCTTTGGGTAAACTACTTCACCAGTCTCCAGGTAGATTCTGTACATTTTCATGCCTTCCTCAAACTTCTCTGGTGGTTGTTTTGTTTCTGAGATCATCCACCCAGGACGGTAACCTTTGTCCCATTCTCGGCTAGACGGCATTGCGACGAACTTTGTCTTCTTGAGCGGTTTATCTGTCAACTCATTTAGGAAGTTGAGACGCGCATTAGCGGGTGTTGTTGCTACCACAGGCACAGATGGAGCGGTGCGAGATGCCGAGTGACTTGGTAGTTCAATCGTACGCGAAGTATTAAGCGGTTTAGGAGTGTTCTTGGGGATACGCGATCCGGACGCATAAGGATGACTGCTGCGGTTGGAACCACGCTTCTGCCATCCAAATGATGAAGATTGAGGTTGAGAAGAACATCCAAAGGCGCTCTTGAATGCTTCAGCACGCGAGTTTGTGTCCATATTCAATTAGTTGATTGCTTTAGTTCTTTGGTCAATCGTGACTTTAAACTGATTTATGAACAAATATAATTTTCATTTCAAATTTATTTAATGAATAAATTTGATAATTTATAATTTATTTATAAAATAATATGTCTATTGAAAAAAAATTTGTTCAAGATGTTTATGATAAAATATCTGATTCATTTTCAGATACTAGATATCGTACTTGGACATGTGTTGAAGATTTTCTAAATAAAATACCTGATAATTCTAAAGTTGCAGATATTGGTTGTGGAAATGGTAAAGCAATGATATATAAATCTAATTTAAATTTTAAAGGTTGTGATTTTAGTAAAAATCTAGTTCAAATATGTTTAAATAGAGGTTTAAATGTAATTGAAGGTAATGTTTTAAATATTCCATTTAATGATAATGATTTTGATTATACAATATGTATTGCTGTAATACATCATTTATCTACTAAAGAAATGCGTTTAAAAGCAATTGAAGAATTAGTTCGAATTACTAAATCTAGTGGAGAAATATTCATTTTATGTTGGGCTATGAAACAAGACACAGATTCTAAAAGAAAATTTACTGAACAAGAAAATTACATAGATTTCTGTGATAAAAGTAAAAAAATATTAGGTAAAAGATATTATTATATTTTCCAAAATCAAGAATTAGAATCATTATTACCTAAGAATGTTGAAATTATTAAATCATTATATGAACGTGGTAATTATGGTATAATTATAAAAAAATTATAATTTATTTAAGATAATTTAATAATTCAGTTCTTTTTTTGATTTTTTCTTTTTTAGATTTTTTCTTTTTAGATTTTTTCTTTTTAGATTTTTTCTTTTTAGATTTTT